ATGGCGACAATCGAAACGCGGGTGGGGAAGGACGGTTCCACGAAGTCCTACCGGGTCAAGGTGCGCCGCTTGGGCGAAAAGCCGCGTACGCGCACGTTCGACCGGCTGACCGACGCGAAGGCTTGGGCCACCAGCGTGGAGGCGGATTTGTCCCGTGGGCTGCACGTCCCGGATACGGCGGAGCGCCGCCGAACGCTTGCCGACTTGATCGACGCCTATTTTCGGGACTACCTCCCGGTGCGACGCATGCGCGACGACTCAGGTCATCGCGCGCTGCTGGAATGGTGGCGCAGTGAGTACGGGCGCACGTCGCTGGAAAGACTCAGGCCGGAATTGATCGCGCAAGCGCGCGGCGTGCTGCTAAAGCGTCGCACGCGCGAAGGTGCGCCGGTCTCTGGTGCGACGGTGAATCGCTACCTCACGGCTCTGTCTGCCGTCTGTAAGTGGGCGTGGAAAGAACTGCAATGGCTGCCGGCGAATCCGGTGCTTGCGGTTACGAAGGTTCGCGAGAGCGCGGGCATCGTGCGATTCCTTTCGGAAGAAGAACGGACGGCGTTGCTTGACGCATGCCGCGCCTCAGGCGATCCGAACATCTATTGCGCGGTGATGCTCGCGCTCGCGACCGGCGCGCGCTACTCGAACATCCGCGAACTCAAGTGGGAAGACGTGGACTTCGCGAATTGGCGGTTGCGATTCGTCTGGGTAAAGAACGGTCATCCCCGCTATGTCCCTGTAGTCGGCGCGGCGAAGGCGGTGCTTCAGGCGCAATACGAAGCTGATCCCACGAAAGTGGGCTGGGTCTTCAAGGGCAGGGGTGACCACGCGCCCGCTGCCATCGAAAAGCAATGGCGAATAGTGCGTGATGTTGCGAAGCTCGACGACTTTCGATTCCACGATTTGCGACACACCGCAGCGAGCTACCTGACGATGAACGGTGCAACGCTGGCCGAAGTCGCGGAGATTCTGGGTCACCGAACTCTGGTGATGGCGAAGCGCTATTCGCACCAAAGTGGCGAGCACGTGCGCGCGACGCTCGAAAAGATGGCGGAGAGATTCCTTTGAATCACTTCGATCCCACGCTACAGAACGAATCGCAATTGCGCACGCTGATCCGCGACGAAGCCGGCAGCGTGGACGCCGATTCGATCATCGCCGAGCTTGCGCGCTGGGCAGGCTGGTATCGGCTGGAAACGATGCCGCCGAACAACGCCTCGCCGCGCGAACAGCACGCCGAAGCGGATCGCATCATCGCGACGATTGAAGGCCTACGCGAACAATTGGCCAATCTATCGCCGGCTTTGCGGTGCCAAGTGCGCGACGGATTTCGCCATCTTCAAATGGAAATGCCCGACCTCGCGCGATTGCAAGCGTGCTTCATGGCAGCAAAGGGGGAACTCGTGGAGCCGCGCCAAGGACAGCAGGCCGCGATACCAGCGCGAGACAACACGCTGCGCCGCGTGCGCGAGGCTGTGGCGGCTGCCGCGCCGCGACTAGGTGCTGGCGCTGCGGATCGCCTCGCGGCGGACTTGGTGCGTGATGCACTGCGCGTGGATGTGCCTTCCGACGCCAAGGAACTCCGCAGAATCTGTCGGGGATAGATAGGTCGGAACGGTTCTCTACTTTCCCCTCGGGCGCAACGCCTCTTCGCTCCACGCTTGTCTCCACTGAACCGGCCAATAGTGGCCGCGATGGAGAGTGATGATGAAGCGGAACCTGAAGTCCGTCGCCAGCGTGGCCGAAGCTGGCCCGATGACGGAAAACCAGCTGCGCTGGCTGATCTTCAACGCCCACGACAATGGTCTGAATACGCACGGTGCCATCGTGCGCATTGGTCGCCGCGTCTACATTGACGAGGACAAGTTCGACAAGTGGATCGACTCGCAGCAGCAGGAGTCGATGGCATGAAGCTGCTGACTGAATCCGATATCGAGTTTTTCGGCCGAAACTGGCCCGGCCATGACTACGCGGAACTCGCCGGGGAAGCCGAGGCGTGGGCATTCCAGAATGCGGGCGACTGCATTCCGGTTGTGCAGGTGGCCGTAGCGCGTTTGGTGTTGCGGTACATGATCGAGCCCGATGCGGGCGAGCGCCTGCATCTTAGGAATGGTTTGGACAGCCTTGTCATCATGTGGCGCGGAAGTGCTGCATGAATTCCAGAACTCCACCTGATGCGATTCGGAAGCACGCGACGCTACTAGGCGTGCGTGATCCTCGCCTCGCAGAAAGCTGCTGGCAAATGGCATGGCTTTGGGCTGAGAGCAAAGCAAAGACGAAACGCCGGTGCGAGCACTTCGCTGCGGCTGTCAGCGTGTACGCCTGCTACTTGATGCGAATCAGCACTTCGGGCGATTGCGAGGCGGCGCAAAGCGAAGCCTTCTGCGCCTATGAGCTAATCGTCATCGCCGATGGCGTGGGGGATGCGAATGGCTAGTCTCCACGATGCGTTGGGTGGGATGCGTGACCTCAAGCGCTGGTTCCTTTGGCGTCTCACGTGGGATGCCGACGAGGGAAAGTACGAAAAGAAACCGATGTGCGGCGACGCTAGTCAGCCGGAGGCGTGGCAGTCCTACGATGATGCCGTGGACGCGCTGGATTCACTTCCGCGCGGTACGGCTGCGCTTGGTTTCTGGATGCTGGAAGCGGACGGATTCTGGTTCTTGGACTTGGATCGAGCCCTTTTCAACGGCCAATGGTCTGCGCTTTCGCAGCAGTTGGTGGCGAGCTTTCCGGGCGCACTCGTTGAAGCGTCCAGCAGCGGGAAGGGGCTGCACGTCATCGGGCGCTTTAAGGGCTTGGTGCCGCCGCATAGCTCGCGCGGTGCTGACGGCTTGGAGTTCTACACGAATGCGCGCGGCATCGCGTTCGGCTTGTCCGGTGATGCGACGGGCTGCGCGGACACGATGCACGATGAAGCGGTGCGCGCATTGATCGCAGAGCGCTTCCCGCCGCGCGCAGTGCGAGAGCACGAAGGCCGTCATCCCGACTGGCGCGGCCCGGAGGATGACGCGGAACTGATTCGCCGGATGCTGGCCGCCAAGAAAAGCGCCGCCGCTACGCTTGGCGGGAAGGTTTCGATTGGCGAGCTTTGGAGTGGCGAGGCGGTACGAAATTCGGAAAACGACCTAGCCCTTATGGCGCACTTGGCGTGGTGGACGGGCAATGACGTTGAACGGATGGTGCAACTTGCGAAGCAAAGCGGCATGGTGCGAGACAAGTGGCAGCAGCATCGGACGTACCTGCGCGATACGGCCGAGCGTGCCGCCAACTGCGCAACGGTCTACGCGGAGCGCGCGTTAGAGCTTGTGCCGCCCGTAGACCTGGGCACCGCATCGCCCACGTCGGAGCTTTCCAATGCGATGCGCCTGCGCGCGGCACACGGTGCTGATTTGCTCGCGGTGGAGGGCATCGGCTGGCACGTTTGGCAGCAACCGTGGAAGTGCGACAACGCCGCTGCGCATCGCGTAGCGTTCGGGCTAGGGCAAGTGATCCGCCATGAAGCGGACGCGATGGAACCGTGGGTGCAGGAACATGCCGCCACGAATCCTGAAGAGACGAAGCGCCGCGCCGATTTTCAGCAGAACCGTCGCCGATGGGCGAAGTGTTCCGAAGGTCGCACGGTGATTCAGAACTCGCTTGCGCTGCTGTCCAACTATTTGACGGCCACGCCTGAGAGCTTCGACGCGAACCCGCTACTCGTTGGCACGCCTTCCGGTGTCATCGACTTAGCGACTTGCGCCGTGCGCGCCCATGCGCGCGAGGATCGCATCACGAAGCGAATCGCCTGCGACTATGATCCGGCGGCCAGCGCGCCCACGTGGGAGCGTTTCATCGCGGAGATTTTCGCGAACGATGCGGAACTGATTCGCTACGTGCAGACCCTCGTCGGCTACGTGCTCTCGGGCGAGCGTGGGCATCACCTGCTGCCGGTGCTGTACGGCTCTGGCGCGAACGGAAAGAGCACGTTTCTTTCCAAGATTCAGGCGTTACTCGGCGACTACGCCGGCACCGCGCCAGCCGGCCTGCTGATATCGAATGGAGCGAACGATCATCCGACCGGCCTTGCCTCGCTGAAGGGCCGCCGGCTGGTGATCGTGAGCGAGACGGGCGAAAGCGGACGCCTGAACGAATCGCAGGTGAAGCTGTTGACGGGCGGTGATCGCATCACGGCGCGTCTGATGCGTCAGGACTTTTTCGAGTTTGATCCATCGCACGTGCTGATTTTGCAGACGAATCACAGGCCTCGCGTAGCCGGTACGGACGAGGGGATTTGGCGCAGGCTAAAGCTGATCCCGTTCACCGTGACGATTCCGCCCGAGCGCCGCGACCCCCAGCTGCCGGCGAAGCTGATGGCGGAGCTTCCCGGAATCTTGGCGTGGGCTATGCGGGGCTGGCAGCTGTACCAGCGCGAGGGCTTCCGCGAGCCGCAGGCGGTGCGAGGCGCTACAACGGCGTACAGGGCCGACAGCGACCACGTGGGGGCCTTCCTCGCCGAGCGATGCGTCATGGGGTCTGAGCACACCTGCACCGCCTCGGCGCTGTATCACGCCTACGGGTTGTGGTGCGCTGAAGCTGGGGAACGAGCGCTATCGCAACGGACGCTTGGTCTGCGCTTGGCGGAGCGCGAGGGCGTGGAGCCGTTCAAGGCGACGGGAGGCGTGCGCACGTGGCGTGGCGTGGCTGTCGATCATGGCGTGGCGCTGAGAATTTCCACGCCCGCTGTCGTAATTCCGATGGTTCGGTGAGTGGCGCAAGTGGCGCAAGGGCGCTTCTTTTCCATTATCAGCTATGCATTTCAAATTCAAACAGACGTATGAATCTATTTTCCTAGAGCTGATATAGGAAAAATTGCGCCATAGCGCCACTTGCGCCACTCGCGCACTTCACCGTCAAGTGCTCGCAACGTCCAGCAGTCAGCGAGTCGTGCCAGCACCCCCCAACAAGTGATGTTGCACGCGCTTCAGCCGTGCGCTTTATGGGGCACCGGGAATCCCACTAACTCACTCCCGGAGAGCACCATGAAGAGCGTCACCGAACTGCGCGAAGCCCGCGCCCACAAGACCGCCGAGGCGCGCGCCATCGTCGCGGCTGCTGAAACCGCCAAGCGTCAACTGACCGAAGCCGAGACGGCCGCATTCGAAAAAATCCGCGCTGAGATTCTGGCACTGGAAGCTGACGAGAGCCGCGCGCAGTTCCTTGCGGACACGGAACGCCGCAGCGCAGGCGTGGTCATCACGTCGAGCGGTGCCGACAGCTTCGAGCGCCTCGCCGGCTCTGTCAGCGTCCTGCGCGTTCTTCAAGCTGCCATCGAGCAGCGCACGCTGACGGGAGCGGAGGCCGAGTATGCCGCCGAGGCTGAACGGCGCAGCGGTCGAAAGGCGCAAGGCGTGCTGATCCCGATGGCAGCGCTCGAAAAGCGCGTCAACACCACGGGCAGCGCGCCGGAATTGGTGCCCACCGATCATCGCGCCGACCAATACGTTCAGCCCTTGAGGAACAAATTGCTTGCACGTCGTCTCGGCGCGCGTGTGCTCTCCGGTCTGTCCGGGAACGTCGTCATTCCGAAGCACGGCAACTCGCTCACGACTTCTTGGGTCGGGGAGAGCACGGCAGTTCCCGAGTCTGACGCGAACGCCGAAAGTATCTCGCTCTCGCCGAAGCACTGCGGTGGCGTCACGGAGCTTTCGCGTCAGCTAATCCTTCAGGGCTCGCCGGACGTTGAACAGCTGATCCGCGACGACTTCGCCGCGATGCTCGCGCAGGCGATTGACTCGGCGATGATCGCGGGCACGGGCACTGGGGCGCAGCCGACCGGCATCCTGAACACCGCAGGCATCCAGACGCACAACCTCGCAACGCTGAACTTCGCGAACGTCGTGGCGATGAAGGCGAAGCTCGCTGCGGCGAACGTCGAGAATCGCAATTGGCTGATGCGCGCCGCTGTCGCTGCGAAGTTTGAAGCGGCGGAAAAGTCGGCGGGCTCGGGCCTGTATCTGTTGCAGGACGACAAGATTGCGGGCATCGCTGCGAACGTGACGGAGCAGGTTCCCAACGTCTCGGGCACGGTGGGCCGCGCGATTCTCGGCGATTTCAGTCAGGTGATGCTGGGCATCTGGTCGGAAGTCGATCTGCTCGTGAATCCCTTCGCGGAAACCGCCTACCGTCGCGGCGGTGTGCTTGTTCGCGCGATGGCTACGGTTGATGTGGCCGTGCGCCACCCGCAGGCGTTCGTGGTGGCGTCCGATGTTGCCATCTAACGTCGAGCGCCGCGCCGCGCAGGACGTAAAGGCCAGTGGGCGAAAGCTCACTGGTTACGTCGCAAAGTTCGACAACGAGACGCGCATCGGTTCCTTCGCTGAAGTCATTCGACGGGGCGCATTCCGCGCCTCGCTCGATTCGGGCGTGGATATCCTCGCACTCGCCGACCACGACGAAACGAAAGTTCTAGGTCGCACGCGCACCGGCACGCTTGAACTGCGGGAAGACGCTGAGGGGCTGGCGTTCTCGCTCGCCCTCCCCGACACGCAAGCGGGTCGCGACTTGATCGCGCTCGCGGAACGCGGCGACCTCGGCGGGTGTTCCTTCGGGTTCACCGTGACGCCTGACGGCGAGCGATGGGAAGGCAATCGCCGCGAGCTTCGCAGCGTGAACCTGTTGGAAGTCTCGATTGTTCAGTCGTGGCCCGCATACGCGAGCACCGAAGTGAACCTGCGTTCGCGTCAGCCTGTCGGGGAACTGGCCGTGCTGCGCTACTGGTTGGAGACGTGCCGATGAAACTCTGGAACCCGTTCAAGCGTGAGACACGCGATGCGTCCACAAACATCGAACGCATCTTCGGCGTTCAGCCGTCGCTGTCCGGGCAGCATGTCGATGCTCGGGCAGCAGAGGGCCTTTCTGCGGTCTTCGGGTGCGTGCAGGCACTAAGTGAGTCTGTTGCTTGCCTGCCGCTACACGTCTACGCCCGCAATGCAGACGGGCGGGAGCGCGCGGATGGTCATTCTCTTGCCCGCCTGCTGCGCGAGTTGGGCATGGCGTTCCGAGAGAGCATGACGGCCACGGTTCTGCTACACGGGAATGCGTTCGCCCGGAAGGAATACAACGCAGCCGGCGAAGTCGTCGCCTTGAATCCGCTTCATCCGAACCGCGTTGGCGTGGTCAAGCTGACCTCCGGGCGCTATGCGTTCGATGTGTCGCATGAGGATGGAAGGCAGGAACGGGTGTTGCAGGACGAAATGTTCCACCTTGCCGACCGCACCGAACCGGGAAGCATCGTCGGGAAGTCGCGAATCACGGTGGCTCGCGAGACGCTGGGCCTCGGCTTGGCGCTGCGCTCGCACGGTTCCAGCACGTTCCGCAATGCCGCCCGGCCGTCCGGTGTCTTGGAATCCAAGGACAAGCTGACGATTGACCAAGCCGCGAAGGTTCGCGAACTTCTTACCAGCTTCGAGGGCGCGCTGAACTCGGGAAAGCCGCTGCTGTTGTCCAACGGGATGACGTTCAAGCCGCTGTCCATGAATCTTGAGGATGCGCAGTGGATTGCTGCGAATCAGTTCAACGTCGAGGAAGTGTGCCGAATCTTCCGCGTCCCGCCGACCATTGTTGGCGACCTCCGCCACGGCAATTACTCGAACACCGCTGAGCTCGGATCGCAGTTCGTCCGCTATAGCCTCGCGCGCTGGATCGCTATGTGGGAGGCGGCGTGCTCCACGCAGTTGCTCGGCCCCATTGCACGCCAGCGGTACTTCGCGGAGCACGCGGTGGACGGCCTGCTGCGTGGCAATCCCGAGGCGCGGGCGACGTTCTACGAAACGATGATCCGTGCGGGCGTGATGCTGCCGGACGAAGCACGACGCCTCGAAAACCTCCCGCCTCTCAGTTCGTGACAAATCGCCGCTATCCCAGCGGCGCATTGACCGGCTGGCTTCTCATTCGCGGATTAAATTCCTGCCCGAGACTCATATGAAGACCAAAAAACTGACCGAGAAGCAGCGCGCATTCGTGGCAAACAAGGCCGCAGGCGTCGCGAACAAGGATGCGGCCATTGCGGCGGGCTACTCGGCGGCTTCTGCCGATGTGCAAGCCGCGAACATGCTGGCGCGTCCGCACATTCGCGATGCGATCAAGGCCGCGCAATCGAAGGGCGTGGAAATGAAGTCGGGCCTTCGCGCGCGCTACGCATCGCCGCGTGAGCTGATGGAAGACGTGATGAACAATCCGCACTTCCCGGATGCGCTGCGCATCGCTGCGGCGAAAGATTTGCTCCCGTACTACCACGCCAAGATGGGCGAAATGGGGAAGAAAGAGAAAGCGAAGGACGCTGCGGAAGGTGCCGTGACGCGCCGCGCGCCGCTCGGCGTGCCGGGGCTCGCAATCGTGAAATAG